ATGAGAATGCAAAATACAGAGTCATACTTAACTTTAATCGGAGCTGTTTCACTGTATGCCATAAGTGCTCTGCCGATATTTGCAAGTTCCTTATGCTTAGGATCTGTTTCCATTCCTGCTTCTGTTACTTCATTAATCTTCATTGTTCTATTTCCTTAATTTGGTTGCCAACGCTGACGCGGCACTAGTTTAGTCTTTGATCCAAGAGCAACGTAACCTTCGCCGCCCTTCTCGCCTTTTGTTGTTGCCTTAACGTCTGCATCAGCATCGTCTAATTGATCTATGATATGATCTTTTACAGTCATAACTTGCTTTACAAGTCCAAACAATGCAGGTAGTGCTTTAGGATTACCTTTGCTTAGTTCTGCTAGTTTTGCTTGTTGTCCTTGACTTACTTTGCTTGTACTTAGCCAATCAAAAAAGCCTGACTCTATATTCTTTAGCTGTTGTGTGCGTGTCATGTGATTAACATATGTATAGATAATCTGTGCAGGGTTGCTTAGGCCTTTTGCACCTTGTAAGAATGTATCAATTGCCTGTGCATTTTTGTCTGCGGCTGCTCTAATACTTTTAACTTCTGATGTATCAACTTTGGGTTGATGCGTTACATATGTTTGTCCTAGCACTACAACATCTCTGCTATTAAGTTCTTGTACATCTTTAAAAGGAGTTGCAGCCTTTGAACCAAACTCATCAAGTTTTGTGTGAACTACTACACCAACTTTTGAGTTCGCTATGCGCCCGCCGAGTTGGCCATTCGTGTCAACTGTGTATTTGACTTTATTTGGTTCAAATTCTACAGCACCTTTAGTTGCTGTAAATGGTTTTCGTGGACTGTATAACAAGTCTCCGTAAACATATCCTCTAAAGCTAGGTGGTGTTGCTGACTTCATTAATTCAAAAACTTCTGCCATTTCCTCGCCAAAGTCTTTGCGCCATGGTTCTTCTTCTACACCTTTGCCTGAATTTTGTATAAAACGTGACAAGTCTTGCGAACTTGTGCTTTTATTCTTGCCCCAGCCGTTCTTGCCTACAAGTACAAATGTACCGTCTAGCTCACGTCCCCAATAGATAGTAGGATTGCCGTCCCACTTAATTGCAACGTCACCACTATCAGTTCCTAGTTTGTCTAAGATGTCTGCTGCTTCTTGAGCACCTTTACTACCTTTGACAAACACAAGATCCTCAAGGTGTTGATACTCTCTACCAACCTTAGCTGCTTCTGTGAGAACTATGCGGAACTCTTGGAATCTCATCTGTTAAAGGCTCCACTTGACATACTAACACTGTTTAGCATGTTGCCGCTTAGTTCTCTAATACGTGCAAGTTGCTTGTCTTCTAGTGTTTCTACTTGTGCTACTTTTTTTAACTTCCAAGTAGGATTAGGTGAATCGTCGCCTTCGTATTTGTCTACAATAGATTGTGCTTTTGGATTTGCTTTAACTATTGATTCTACTGAGCCTAAATCACTACCTTTAGCGTTAGGATTTAATAGTATCTTTGCTACTTCATCTAAGTCACTTGACACTAATTCGTTTGTTTCTCTGTCAACTAGTCCTTTATATGGGCTCCATTTAAATCCGTTTGGATGATTATCTGTTGTAGTATTTTTTGCTAAATCAGCTATCATCATTTGTTTGTGAATGCCTTTGTAGGGAGAACCTTTAGGTAAATTGTGTACATGGAACTTCTGTGCTGTCTCGCCATTGTCAACAACCATAATGTCAACTTGCTGTGCTTCTCCGCCTACTTTAGTTTTAACATGTACACTTGTACCTGTTTTCTTTGTGTCAAATCCTGCTTGTTGAAATAACTGTTCTAATTCAACTCTTGCGCCTTTAGCATCTTTAACTTTAAAGAAGTTAATTAACTTGCCAGCATCAATAATCATATCTAGATCACCTGAACGCTTGCCCGGTGTTGGAGTAGCACCAGATCCAATTGGCAAGGCTTTCGCACCAGTCTTTACTAACACACTATTAACTTGCTTCATCATGTCGCCGATAATAGCTTGATCAAAGTCTTCTGTTTCATCTGGCCAAATATTGCCGCCTTCGTTAAGATTCGTCATCTGATTTTTTACTCTCTATTATTCTTTGCATTGAGCGTTTAAATTTTTTAGGATCGCCACTCTTGATACTATTAAGAAACCGCCTTTCAAGTTCATAAGCAGCTTCTTCTTCATACAAAGAATGAATGCGTGAAAGTAGATTTATTGCACTTTCAATAATGTTGTTTGCTGTTGAATCAATAAAATAATCGTTATCTTTATTACCGTGTAAATTATTGAGTTCTTGCAGTATTGATCTAGTTTGTTTTTTCATTGTTCAAGAATCCTATAACAGTATTTAGTGCATATCACATATAAATATTATAAACTATGAAGGAGTTGAAATTGTCAATATCAAAATTAAGTTTCAAAGCTCGATCCTTATTATTTGCAAAACTTAGTAAGTTGTCCTATAATAACATAAAAGAAGCTAAAAAGCAAGCGAAAATTTTAGGGTTTTCAGAAGTAGAATTTTATAATAAAGATGGTGCCCAAGCGTATCGTTTTATGAATGACAAAGATCTAGTAATTGCATGTCGTGGTACACAACCTACGCAATGGAATGACATTAGCGCAGATTTAAAAGCTATGCCTGTGGTTGCTGAAACAGTTAGTAGAGTACATAGCGGATTCAAAGCAGAAGTTGACGAGCTATGGCCAATGATAATGGCAGACATTATGTCAAAACAACCTAAGCAGAAACTTTGGTTTTGTGGACATAGTCTAGGTGCAGCTATGGCAACTATAATGGCTAGTCGCTGTCATTACAACACAAAAATACCTAACCCACAAGAACTTTACACATATGGTTCGCCTAGAGTAGGTTGGAAGGGTTATGTTGTACATTTAGGTGTCGTACACCATCGTTGGAAAAACAACAACGACATCGTTACTACTGTTCCGTATAAATGGATGGGCTACAAACATCACGGTCAAGAACATTATATAAATGCATTTGGCAATATTCGTAATATTACAGGCTGGCAACGTGTTAAAGACAAAATGCGTGGCAGATGGTTTGGACTTAGACACGGACAGATTGATGCATTTAGTGATCATTCAATTGATCATTATATTACTTCGTTAGATATGTTTTCTAGAGGAAAAGAGTTTCCGCAACACCGCTAGTCTTTGCGTATCTTTTTATTATAAGAAATAGCTTGTTCAAGTATACTCAGCTCAACGTTATTGCGTTGGGCTGTCTTTACAAGTGCTGAAGTATCTTTAGGAAAACAATGTCCGCCAAAGCCGCGCTCTTGTGTTACTTGTGTATGGCTGTTGCCTATACGTTCGTCTTCGCCAACACTACGTCTAACATGATCAAAGTCAAGCCCAGTTGCATCACATAAATCATACATTTGATTGAAAAACGCAACCTTGGTAGCTAAGAATGTATTGCGGAAATATTTTGCAAGTATTAGTTCTCTTGGAGGGCAATACCTAACATTTATTTTGCCCATTGCTGTGATGAATATCTCTGCCCAAGCTGACATGCTGTCACCGCCCATCAGCATTTCTTTTGTGTTAGCAAAATCTTCTAGTGCGGTTGCTGCACGTAAGAATTCTGGACTAAATGTAATATCGTGATCAGGAAAGGCATCTCTAAGCATGTCCCATCCTTCAAGACTAATTGTACTCTTTATTAGTATAGGCACATTAGGTGCATTGTCTAAAACTTCAAACACATTACTCATGTCACACCCGCCGCTTTCTGTAGGCGGTGTGCTTACACATACAATAATTGCATCTGCATGTCGTAGGTCTTCAAAGTAACCCTTGTCAGGGTCACTAATTAAAATATCATAGTAGTCGTTAAGAGCATTATGATGCGCTTGTCCAACAAAACCATATCCTGCAATTCCTATTCTCATACAGTAATTATAGCATCGTTAGGTTAAAAGTCAAGAGAAAAGGCTGTGCCGTCGAACACAACCTTCCTTGTTTGTTACATTCCGTTTGGTAAAATTATGTAATGTATAGCAAGAACTAGTGCAACACTTGCACCCAATCCTACCATCATCTTACCAAAGTCTTTTGCTACTAACGGAAACACACTCTTGGTCTTTTGTTTACCATAGTATGTGGCCATTGCTAGTTCACGTCCTGCAAGTAAACCAACGAACACCCAAGTGGTGCTCATAGGTATGTCGTTTAGTTCTTTAAAGAAGTACAAGCACAACCAATAGAACAAGTCAATCAGTGTAGCACTACGTACATATCTTGTGTTGTGCTTTTCCAATACAATCTGTTGTATCTTGCCTCCACGCTCTCTAAACATAAAGAACATGCCTGCTACAAAAACAAAACTAATCAAGAACATTAGGTCCACAGGAATTACACGTGGTAGGAATACAGCTATGTTTGCCATGTCATGACTAAGCCATGTCCACCACAAGCCGCCAGTTGCTACCCATTGTGCTACACGCCAAAACTTCTTGTTACTTTCACTTACAGGCTGTGTTTCATCAAACCAAGTGTTTGCATACTTTGTAATAGCAAACCATACCATGTATGCAAAGCCTGCCGCTACACCATAGCCCATGATTGATTTCATAAGCATTTTCTCTAGTACAAATGTACTTGCAAATACACTTAATACTAGGAAACTAGTTGACACTGGTACACCTAAGCGTGTAAGTGCAACTAAGATAGCAGGCGCTGCTGCGTGATACCATTGCACTTCTTGCCACGGTATTTTATTCAACCTACCATATGATATGTCGCCTCCGTTAACTGTCCAACCATACCATAGTGTGGCTAACAGTACAGCGGATGCCGCCGCCCATAGAGTTTTATAGTTGAATCTCTCATTGTTTGATGCCATCCATGTACCGAGAGTTTGTACTGAATCATTTGCGATAACCGCATAAGCGGCAAATAGAAACCCGGTCAGGCTCCATAAGGTGAGTGCGTCCATTGTTTTCTCCTCTGCTTGATGTCTTTACCACATCGCTCACATAGTCAAGAAGGCTCGACGTTGCCTTCATGTTTATAGTACTACAGGTTTGTTGTACTGTCAATATTTAATTGAATAATGATTACATACAGATTACACTCATGGTATTAACTACACACATATCGTGTATGCATAAAATACATACCAAAACGCTCAGTTATGCGGCTTGTGCATGATAAATAAAAGCGTTACGATTAGTAATGGTTGACATACACCTTGTAAGATGCTATTATATACAAACGTAACAAAGAGCGGCTTCAGCTCAGAAAAAATGAATGGCACTGGGAAAGACTAGGGCGTGTCTTACGCCATACAACAGACTGCACAGCTGGGGAAGTTCCAGGGTTGGTTGATTCCTAAAATCACACACACATATATACAAAGGAGAATGTAGCAATGACTACGTTGACAATAGCGGCTGGTTATAGCCTTTCAGGAGTAGCGAACTGGATCAAAAAAATAAACGCTAAAATGGCACACAGAAGAGCTGTGCGTCAAGCAGTAAAAGACCTTTCAGCACTATCAGACTATGAACTAAATGACATTGGTATTTCCCGTGGAGATATCCGTGCTGTTGCTAATGGTGATATCACTATGAAAAGAGGTATCCAAGTCCACACAGATGCTAACACAAACCTCAAGGGGTGGGTGTAATGGAAGCTGTAGGTGAGACAACCATTAAAATTAATCCTTTCAAAGCAATTGGTAAAACAATTGTTGCAATTTGGATTGGCTTCATTGCATTTGGCGAGTCAGCAGGCAGAGCAAGAGCTGCCGCTGAATTAAGTCGTCAAGGCTTTCACAAAGAAGCACAAGCATTAATGTTGGATAAACGCTAATGTGGAAACGTTTTATTAAAGCAATGGAATACAGAAGTTACTGTATGGCAATTAGAGAATTGCGTACAAAAGGTTTGTACAAAGAAGCTCAAAGAATTTCTGAGTTCAAACACAACATGTATAAAACATC